AAGGCAACCACAGAGGAAGGCATAGAAGTTACTACGGAGACATACCCGCTCGTAATACAGCCGATAGAGCTCAGTGGGAAGAATGTGGTCAAGGGCCATATCGAACTGCTTAACACTCCATCTGCCGGCAATACAGCGGCTTATAACAACTTCTTCACGGTTGTTCAGCTTCCTACTTTTGCGTAGAGGTAAATCATGAGAGAGATTAAGATAGGCGATACTATATATGGAGTCAGGGCAACAACCCTGGCTCTGCTTTTTTATAAGCAGGAGTTTAATCGCAGCCTTCTGAAGGACTACGTTAAGGCATCACTTGAGGCCAAGGACAACGGTGAATTGTTCGACGAAGTAATCCTGCTTCAAATCATGTGGGCAATGCACAAGGCAGATAGGTTGCCGGAGAGGGTATCAGGGTTTGAGTCATGGGTGGAGTCCATCGGAGACATCAACTTCGGAGATCCCGAACTCTATAAAAATGTAATCCAGGAAGCTGTGGAAGGTTTTTTCCAAAAGCCCCTAGCAAAGGGGCCAGCACCAGCAAAGCGAACGCCGAAGAAGAAATGATCTACAACCTGCTAGCATCAATGAAGCGTGTGGGGATGTCCTTCGATGAAGCTAACATGCTGACAGTGAGGGAACTGCTTGAATTATTTGATGTTTATCTCAGGGAGAGCAAGCCACAGCGCAAGCGAGCGACACAGGAAGACATCGACAGGATGTTTAGGTAAGGAGGTGAGAGCGTGGGTAAGAACATAAAAGGAATCACCATTGAGATTGACGGTGCGACCACCGGCCTAGAGAAAGCGCTGGAAGGTGTAAACAAGAAATCATACGCCATACAGCAGGAGCTTAAGGAAGTCGAGACACTGCTTAAGTTTAATCCGAAGGACACAACTATTTTGGCACAAAAGCAGGAGTTACTCTCTCAGGCTGTGGAGAACACCGGGGACAAACTGAAAAAACTCAAAGAAGCACAGACACAGGTCAATGAGCAATTTGAGAAGGGTGAAATCTCAGAGGAACAGTACAGGGCTGTACAGCGTGAAATCATAAAGACAGAATCACAACTAAAGAACCTTGAGTCTCAGTTAAGCGATGTAAATAATAAGTGGAAAGATGGAGCAAAGGCTATCGGGGATTTCGGAGCTAAGACCGAGGACCTTGGAAACAAGCTCTCTCCTGTAAGCAAGGCTGCAGCTGGTGCATTCGCTGGAATCGTAGGTATAGGTGTCAAAGCAGGAGCTGCAGCTGATGATCTAAATACACTCAGCAAACAAACTGGACTATCTGTGGAAGAATTGCAGAAATTTCAGATGGCATCAGACACTATCGACGTACCGATGGATACACTCACAGGGTCCTTAAGCAAGCTTACAAAGAATATGGCAGGAGCAAAGGACGGAACAGGTCCGGCAGCAGAAGCATTTGGCAAGCTTGGTGTTAAAGTAACAGACAGTAACGGAGCACTTCTCGACAATGAGGATGTATTTTATAGCACCATCGAAGCCCTCGGCAAAGTCTCAAATGAGACTGAGCGAGATGCGCTGGCAATGGACATATTCGGTAAGTCTGCTCAGGACCTGAACCCACTTATCCTTGGTGGTGCTGATGCGCTCAAAGAGATGGGGAAGGCCGCAGAAGATAAAGGGCTGATACTCTCCCAGGAAGAACTCGACAAAGCAAATGAGCTACAGGATACCTTAGATCTGATTAAGGCTGAGTCAATGCAAGGACTCATGCAGGTGGGCTCACAGCTGGCACCGGTACTTATACCGATGTTCCAGGCAATAGGCGATGCTATCAGTGGAGTGATTACCTGGTTCCAGAGTTTGAACGAGGGCACCATGAAAACAATTCTTGTCATACTTGGAGTTGTCGCAGCGGTCGCACCGGTGTTAATTGTAATAGGCAAAATAGCCACAGGCATTTCAGCACTAATGACTGTTGTAGGAGCACTCGGTCCGGTATTCGCAGTGCTTACAGGTCCGATAGGGTTAGTCATAGCAGCAATAGCGGCTGTGATAGCTATAGTCGTGTTAGTTATCAAGAATTTTGACAGCATAAAGGCTGTGGCGGCTAATCTTGGGGCGGCATTAAGTGCCACTTTCACCAATATCAAAAACAGCGTAGTTAATGCTTTTACCGGAGTCTTAACGGGCATTAAATCAATCTGGACCAATGTGACAAGCTTCCTTGCTGGTCTACCTGGTAAGATGCTTCAGTTCGG